CCACCCACCCCAGTGTCGCTTTGGAGTCCTGTTCTTCTTACTAAGTTTCTAAACTGGTTAACTATAAAGGGCATGTCTACTGCGACAGGGGGGCCTTCATTACCATCCTTATCTGTCTCTATTATTTGGAAACGGCTCTGCCTAGCATTTTTTCTTTTTTTAGCGTTTCTTATAATCCTAGCAATATCTCTTGCTATGTCAGAATAACTTTCCGCTTGGGCTGGTGTTACATCATAAGTACCTATTACATACCCCTCTTCAGTTTTTTCTATCTTATAGTTTTTAAGAGTCCCATCCTCATTACGTTCTTCAAACTTATTAGCTCTGTTTACAAAAGCTTTTAAAAGTATCCGTGAATATTCATCATTATTTATAGCATCATCAAATTCAGCTAAAAACTCCGGCTGTGTAAGACCCCTAGCTTCATTTATAAGCTCCTGGCTAGGCATTTGGTCATTTGCAAATTCAGGGTTTGGAGGAGTCCAAGCTCGGTTGTTTCTATTAAGTATTACAGGGTCGTCTGTTCTACGAGGGGGAGTTAACTCAAATACATCTCTGCCTTGTTCAAAAGGATCAACTTGATCCGCGGTTTCATCAAAATCAATATCATCATCACGCATCTCTCTGACTTCAGGGCCTACTCTAGCGGCTCTTTCTCTCAAATGCGTTTCTGCATCTACAATCTCGTAGGTGTAATTAGGGTTGTTATTAAATAACTCACGTGCGGCTTCTAGATGTGCGATGCCTTCTTCTGTGTCAGGACCTTTTGTTTGATGATAATGAACCGCGTTGCCCCTGGCATTTTTTACTTCGACTACATGCGTATCATCGAATGCTCTAGTACGACTGTAGTCTAAAGCTCTTGCAAGCTGTGCATCTAATAAGGCATTACTAAACTGATTGAGCTCCATAACATTAGCAAAGGATTCTAATTTTTGTTCGTTTGTACTAAACAGAACCCCGCCAGCGTTACCGGCCTCAGTTCTTATAGAAATATCGTATTGTTTTATTCTGTTGCCGAACCTATCTTGTAATTTTTGTCTTACCTTTTCAAACTCTGTTAAGCTGTTAACCTCAACAAACACAGAATCTTTCTTGTTAGTAGGGTCCATCATCTCTATAAACTGATCTTCTATTTGTTCGGCAGATTCTGGTTGGACTTCAAAAGGCCTGCCGTCTATATTTTCTTGGATAGCATCTATTACCGCTTGTTTTTCATTATGATTGGTTAGCATCTCTTGTGCTTTAGATATAGTACTACCTACTGCAGCTCCTGACCCACCTACACCAAAACCACCCGCTGCACCGGCAAAAGCAGCAGTTAAAGTATCAAGTTTTAGTTGGCTTATAGTATATTTATCATCTAAAGGAGTGCCTCCAACTCCTCCTCTAAACTTTTGAAATCCTTCAATTAAAGTTTGTCCAGCTTCTGCACCACCCTCAGCAACTGTAGATAAAGCAGTAGCCCCAATAGCTTTTCTCAATACATTACTTTTAACAGGTTCTTTAGCTTGTGCTAACGGCTTCCCAAACTCCTGTACTAGTGCTTTACGTGTGCCTTGTTTTGCAACGTTAGTAACTGCATTGAATAAAGCAGCTTCTGCTCCCACACCAACAGCAGCAAAAGGTACCGCAAGCCCTAATGATTTAACAGCAGCAACAGGATCAGTTACACCTTGTTCTGCGTAGTTACCAAAGAATGTACCGCCACCTTGTAAGTATTCTTGAGAACCAGCTCCAATAAGTCCTCCTACTTTTGCTCGTTTAGCCTGCACTGAGTTTCTATAAGTTTGATAGACAAGATCCATGACTCTGTCTTCATCTGGTGTTAGTTTTTCTTTCTTAGCAGCTTTTTCTATTGTCTTCTTTATCAGTTCTCTTACACTGCCCCTTCTAGCTAAGTTCAGTGCTACGTTTTTTCCTGCTGTAGCTCCAGCAGCAGTGGCGAGCTTACCAGCTGATCCTAAAGCTGCTACCGCAGGGATGGTTACAGGTGCTACTGCTCCAATGGCTGCTCCTGTTAAAGCAGCGGTAATTGAAGCTGCCGCTGAAGGTAGCATTTCACCAGCAAAACCAAACGCAGCGTTAGTAAAACTTTTAAAATCAGGAGCGTCTAGAAATTGATGAAACTGTTCGGCTGGGTCTACAGTTTTAGAAGCCGAAGACGCGGCTTGTGATATGGAGGCACGATGAATAGAGTTTCGTAAAGCTTCTTCGTCACCCCTTAAAGAGTTTACTAAAGCACCAAAGTATTGACGGTTTGTTTCTAAGTTGTATGCCCCAGCATCTATACCTTCTTTAAAACGGGCTACGGGGTCAAAAGTTACACCAGGCTGAAGATCACTAGAAGCAGGCGCATCAGTATACATGCCCGCCCTATCACCACTTAAATCTACGGGTTGGCGTTTAGTAAAATCTTGAACAGGGTCATAAGCCATAACATTAGTTTCTTATTTCTCGGTCCCCTTCTACAGATACCTCTTCTATAAGTATTGAAAGTTGATCAAGCGGTATACCACCGGCTGTTAGCGCATTAATAAACTCATCTTCCTCAGCTTGGAAAGCAATACCTCCTGATCTAGCTTTACCTGCTATTTTAGTTATTTTCCCACTAGCATCCGTAACTACAACTAATCTGTCTCTAAATAATTGTGCCAAACTACCAGTGTCGCCTTCATCTCTTCTAGGAAAGTCAGCAAGCCATTCTGAGATAGATCCATCTATAAGTGGTATTTCTACTCCGCTTAATCGATTAAATACAGCCTCTGCAGCTATATCTACTCTTAGGTTCATTGCGTCTCTTATATTTGCAGTTGCTTGGTCACTAGGGAACGCGTTAGCTTCAATAAGAACTCTTATCATGTCTCTTGGAGTAGGAGCGATACCTGCTTTACCACGTTCAGTTTGTCTCCAAAGTTCAAGGAAACCTTCATCCCTAATACCGCCGTAGCTATTAGTTATTTGCCTAATAGTATCCTCAAACCCAGACTCCCAGTTTGCATAAGCGCTTCGTAATGTAGAGTCAAAATCCTTATCTCTATCTTCTGGTGGAAGTTTTATCTGAGCGAAATATTTACGTGCGAGTTGACCTTTTTTCTCAAAATCGGCTGTAAATTCATTAAACTCAGTTTTTAAAGCTTCGTTTATTCTATTTTGTTCTTTTACACGGTTTAAGAAAGCGTTTGAGCTTGCAGTATCTCTAGCTTGTTGTGTTTGCATAGAGGTTGTTAAATCTTGAGCAGTAGCAGTACTAATACCTGTAGTAATAAAGTTTTCTAACCTTTTAGTTTCGTCTGCAATAGTTCTACCACCTGCAAGCTTACCATCTGGCCCAGCTAAAGCTAAGGTAATGGACAAGGCAGTTACGTACGGGCTTCTTATTTCTCCTCGTGTTACAGCATCTTTTAGATCTTCTGCATTGTTAATATTTTTTTGTTCTAGAAAGTTTCTTACATTAGTTACTTGTTCTGCACTAAAGTTTCCTCTTTCCGCTAGAGTCCCGTCTTGTATATATCCATTCACTATATTTCGCACTTCATTAGCAGGTAAACCTACTAGCTCAGGGAAATTTGTTGCAAAATTATTGACCGTTACATCATCTCCTCCAACATCTGTTGGGTTTACAACCACTTCTTCAGCATCTTGTACTTCTGAAACTGCGCCTGCTCCCGGTATGTTTAACTTACTCCTTATAAACTCTGTAGCAGCAGCGCTATCATACGTTCCTGGTCTCTTGTTTGTGCCTCCACCTCGGCTTGCTGTGAAATCAGAGTTTTGACCACCTAGAGCTGTTACTAAATATTGAGTAACGCTTTGACCTAAACCCGCACTACCCATTCGTTCGCCTGAGATACTTTCGCCTGCTTCTAAACTATTCAAAGCTTCAAGAACTTTCTGAGCGTCTCTGCCTTTTTTAAGGGTAATACCTAAACCGTTTAGATATTCTTGTGCGGCAATATTGTCAAACGATACCCTTGGGTTTTTTGCTGAACCTCGGCTTTGTCTAAAGTCACTAGCATCTTTTATAACTAAGCCTGCTTTTCTCTCAGTTTCTGCTTTTGCTGCATCTGCAGCTACTTGTTCTTTTGATATTTTAGGAGTTCCATCAAAATTGTAGTCTCTAGCAAACTGTCTGTCCCATTCATTAAACCTTTGTGCAGGACGAGGCGTTACATTACCAGATTGTGGTTCTGGTGCTTCTCCAGTATCTATAAATTCTTTTTCTGGGGCAGGAGTAGGAGCAGGAGTAGGAGCAGGGGTAGGGGCTACAGCACTAGGCTCTGTCTGAGTCTGGTCTCCTGATGGTTGAACCGTGCCTCCACCTTTTGTGTTGCCATCCGAAGAAAGCATAGTGTCATCACCCGAACTTTCAAGTGGTTTTCTTTCTGTGCTATCAGAATACTTTTTTAAAAGCGATACTACAGTAGTAGTAGGCGTGTTAGGATCATTTATGGCTGCAACAATTTCTGCACTATCTATAACAGCTGTAGTACCATCATTTCCTGTAAATGTAATATTATTAGTGCCTACACCTTGAGCGCCAAATCCGCCTTCTGCTAATTGACCTAGACCTTGATTCTCTCTAAATGCTTGTGGGCTTATTCGTATTTGATGATACTGAGGCACTAGCTCTAAAGCAGCTCTTAACTCCTCTGAAGAAAAGGCAAGCGCATTAGTATCATCATCTAAGTCTGTGCCTTGTTCTGTTTTCACGCTAAATTGGTTGTTCTCTGTTACAACTGGTATTACGTAGGAATCTTCATCTTTTGGCACTACACCTGAGTTATCAGAAGCGGCTATTCTTTGGCTTGTTGGAGTCTCCCCTTTTACAAACAAAGGAGGAAATATTTTTTTTAAAGCTCTTTTTACAGGATTTCCTTTTTTATCCTGCGATAGAGTGGTACCAAAAAGACCAGGCATATTTAAATCTTTTGCAAGCTGTTCTTGTTGCTCTGAAGTCCCATTTTTTCCCAGCCACTGTAGGCGTTCATTCCAATCTTCTCTAACTGCGTAGTCAGAAGTGCCGTCTTCGTTCATTACTAATTTAAACAGACCAGTTTTATCATTAGTTAAACGTGCTAGAGATTTGTTTGACTCAACAGCATTTTCTTCATCTGTTATTTGTCTTCTATATTGATTGCCCGCAACAGCGGCACTACGGATGTTTTCCGTGGTAATGGCAGTGCCCATACCCTGTTTAAAAGCTGTTAAAGATTCTCTAAGTGACATAATTAAATCATAAAGGCCGCTAATAAAGCGGAACCTAATTGTCCTCCAATACCCATCATTTGTGCACTATGTTGTGCCTTTGCGTTTTTGTAAGCGTTATACCTTTGATTAGCCATAGAAGCTGCGTTGCCCATATTAGACAGAGCACTTCTATTTACCCCTTGGCCAATATTTATTAGATCTGCAAGTGTGCTTTGATTGATTTCTCTTTGTGCCAATCTAGCGTTATTAATAGCTCCTACAGTGCCTAAACTCTGTGCTCTTTGTTGCGCACGCTCTTGTTCTTGTAACTGTGCAGCACTAAGACCAGCACCACCATACCTTTCTAAGTTTCTTTGTCTAACTCCAGCAGCTATACGTGCTTGGTTGGCAGAATCTGATCTAGCTCTATCTATCAAAGAAGTGTCGTTTCTAGCTTCTAGTAGACGTTCTTCAAAAGGTCTAAAATCACGCATATACCTGTCATAATCTCTTCGTGTTATAGCAGCGTACACAGCTTCTGGGTCTGACACTTGGGGCAGATTACTTGTCTGGTATTGTGAAATTCTTCCTAAATCAGCCATTAAAATCCTGTTAAAAATTGGTTAAACGCAGTTTCAAAACCTGCGCTAAGGCCAGGTCGTCCTTCTTTTCCTTCTTCGTTAGTTCTTCCGCTAGCATCAAAAAACCCGCCACTCTCGCTAGTTGCCCTATTTTGCAAACCTTGTGCCAGCATAGTGCCACCTAATCGAAAGGCTGCAGCTTGTCGAGCCTCTCTCATGGCTTGTTTTCTTCTAGCAGACGCTAAAGTAGAAGTGTTCGCTAGTCTGGCTGCGTTTGCTAGTCCTGTAGTCGTATCAGCTTGTTGTCCTCTAGCAGTTCCTAATACCCCTACTTGTCTTTCTCTTTTGGCTTGTAATCCTTGTGCTTGAGCAGCTTGTTGTTGAGCCATGGAAGCAGAGGCTAAATCGGCTGAAGCGTCAACAGACCTAGTAGCAGCTAAACTAGGTTTAGCAGTAAGAGCTTGCATAGTATCAGCTTGAGCCCTACCTGCTACGAAATCACCATAGTTTTCTGTCTCTGCAAGATCTCGCATCTCACGCAAAAGCGGGCTATATCTTTTATCAAAGTATTCTTTATCAGCTTTAGCCACTGCAGCATTAATTTTTTCTGCCTCACTCGGCTTATAGTCTGATGCTTTCGGTTTACTACTCATATAACCTTTTTCCTATATATTCGTGTGTCTAACTCCCATCCTATCGTTTCCGTGTACGAGGCCATTTCGTGCACTCGTGATCTCGCTTCGAGATACTTACAACCGGCTTGCATAGCAAGGTCATTAAACCAGTCATTATGGGCCAACCATTCATGGCCCCCTTTTTCATAAGTATACGCTATCCATAGCAGCAATGTCTTGTCTTTTGTAAACTGATCTACTTCAACAGTCAGTACCAAAAAACCAACAGGAGAAGTGTAAAGAAACGCTCTTTCGTTTACACACTCACTGTAAACATCTTCTGGAATAAAGGTAAGAAAACTGTTTTCTCGTAAGATTTCAACTATTCCTGGTTTTATTTTGTCCCAACAACTACGTATGTCAGTAGGTTTTGGTTCTATAAACTCAGTAGTCGATCTCCCTTCCGTACTTACCATAGCGCCTCCTGGCCATTCCAATTCCTTTGTACCTAACCCTTCGTTTAACTCCTAAGTCTCCGCTTCTTGCTCTTAGCTCAGCTTGTTTAGCTTCTACGTTAAACTGAAATAAGTATTCTTGGGCAGCACCTATATCGGTCCACTCTCGGTTAGGCATTCTTAATAATCTGTATAAAGTTCCGTAAATAATTCCATCTCTGTAATCATTTGAAAAGTTAGTGTCTATATTGTTTGACGTTCTACTAGGTTTAAGGGCGACACTTATTATCAAGCCGTCTGTTTTTGTAGAAGAAGGCACTGGTACTACCCAAAAACTATCAGGTGATTTTTGTAAATAGACGTGTGGATTACCTGTTCTGTCTCTCCAATCTGGGTAGTTTAACTCTAGACTTCGTGGACTTATAGGATCCATGTCCCTACCATCGTACGTCATGTATAAAATTTGATGCACGTCTGTGCCGGTCGGCTGGTCAAACTCATACTCATACACTCCGGCTATAGTGCCAATAGTATCTAAATCATGCACATATGCTTTTGACTTTTCACACAATTCTATAGTGGCAGAACGTAAGTGTTGTTCTATCAGAGAATCTGGACACATAGGCACGTAAGGTGCCACTTCTTTTATTAGAGATGAAAAAGTTGCCATTTATTGAGCTCCTCCACCTAAAGTTGCTCCTGAAGGAGTATTTGGACTTATTAAATCGTCTGCACTTACAGAATTGCCTAAACTAGCTGTAAACAGTTGGTAGTGTGTCCCAGATCTTTGTAAGCTTCCTGCATACTCTGCATCTTTCATATAAGCACGAAATAAAACATAGTTAACAATAGCATTTGCGTAGATATCATCTACTTGGATAACATCACTACCACTAGAAAGATCTGTAGGTGCTTTTGAATACACTATCTCAACGAAAGCACTACCAGAAACTCCTGGGTAAACATAATATTTTTTTGGATCATCTTCGTCGAATACGAAGTGTTTTACCTCAGTCCCATGAGCAGCGGTCCCCGTAACTGAAGGGTCATGCCAATCAGGTTCGTGCGTATTGAGGATATCGACATTAACTAACCTAATGGACCTCTTTCCGGACGCGGTTGAAGAGGTACTTGACATGTTACGCACGACGTTAATTAAACGAAGACCACCACTGGGAAGAGATTGCTCTGTGCCTGTGGTTAAAGATACATTAGCATGAGTGGCACTAGCATCGGGTTTTAAGTTAACTATCTCCCGTTGCGCGTCGTTTACGTATCTAATTAACTCAGCTTCAGACCATCTAACATTAGCTGTATCTTGTAGAGTGTCTTCTACTCTAGTAAGTATATTTGTTAATGTTAATGTGCCTGCCATAAATCACTGTAATTTATGAACTTGCAGCTTCTAATTCTTCAATAAGTGCTGATTTCTTTTTACGTCTGTCAAGTTCAATGCCTATAGTACGTCCATATTCTTCTAGTTGTACTTTAGTCATACTGTTGAAGTCAGGAGAACTTTCTTCTACTACTTCTTCTACTGCTTCTTCTACTACTTCTTCTACAACAGGTTCGTCACCTTTTTTTACTTCTGTACAACCTTGTTGTAAACAAAGCAAACCGAAATCATCTCCAACTTGTCTTGGCTCTCCGGCTTTTAAATGTATAGTTGCTCCCCAAGTGGAAGCTACTGTTTTATCTTCTGTAGATACAACCCACATAATTTACTCCTTAAAAATAGGTGGCCAAATTAGTTTGACCACCTATAAAATATATCACAATTAGTATGCGACATCTAATCTTACAACACCAAAGTCTTCGACTTGACCAGTGTGGTCAGAGTGATACTTAGGCTTCTTAAGACCAAATATTTTTCCTATTGAGATACCGTTTTGGTTTCCATAGTCAAATGAGTCTTCAACTATTTCTGGAATACCGATATCAGCCATAGCTAGCGCTTGTGCTCCACAGAATAAACATGCGGAGTAGTTAACGTCAGCATTAGCACCACCTTTATAACCAGCGGCTCCTGCATTTGAGGATGAACCAGATAAAGCTCCAGTTGTGTTAAAGACGTGTCTGAACTCATGAACCATGATTCCATCAACCATCAAGCTAGATGAACCAGAGAACAAGCTTGATTGCGGTCCTCTAATACCAGCTTGCCTTACGTTAGCAAGGAAGTCTGAATCAAGTTTAAGGTCAGCCATAACTTGTGGAGTAACAAAGAGATGGAACATCTCGTCATTACCAGCACCTCTAATACCTCTAATGTATTGATCTTTAGCATAAGCTTTCAAATCAACAATCGCACTGTAGCTTAGTTTGTCAGCTGCTGCTATAGCAGTAACATCACCAGCCACGATACCATTAGTAGCATCAAATCTTCTATGTCTATTAGAAGTTGGCGCACTCACATCACTTGCAAACGCAAGATCACCAAGGTTCTGTCCTGTGTTTAGAACAGATCTTAATGCTCCGTTGTTTTTAAGTGTATAGTTAATCCCACTTAAAGATAGGAATGCTAACTGGTCCATTCTGTCAGCCATTGCATAAGCAAGAGCATCTCTTGAATGTTCCCTAAAGTTCACAACTGATTTTTGATCAGCTAACCTTCCGGATAGTCTGTTTGCAAATCTCAATTGGTCGAGTTGAACGACGATGTCGAAAGCTCTTAATGACTCTTCATTACCTTCGAGAGTGTTGTCTCCCACAATACCGTCACCAGTCATGTCAGCTAAAAGTGTTAATACAGCTCTAGCTCCCTTTTCTGATTGGGTAAGTTCAGAAATAGTCTGAACCATAGCGTTGGATCCGCTACCCGCGAATTGGTTAATGAAGGACATATTTCTTGCGACACGCCAAAAATCTCTTGACCAGATTGTCAACTGTTCACTGGTCAATGAGCTAAAATTAGTATTAGCCATAATAATGTCTCCATTAAAAAATTAATTAACCAGTCGACTTTTGGAGCGACTTTTGTCCGTGTACCCTTTGTCGTTGGGGGGACGTTAGCGTGACTTTTACGGGTACGATCCCGGTTAGATTAACGCCGTAACGGGCGAAAAACAGTGTTTTATTGGACTGCTCCAAGTTAGATATCGTTCTAACAAACGAAACTTGTTTTATTTATAACACAAATCAGCCAAAATCACCACGCATTCTTTTTAAAGTTTCTGGTGGTAACGCGTCAAACTCCTCAGCCGATAGCGTGTTTAAATCAATTTTCTTTTCTGTTTTGTTTTTACCTTTCATAGCAGGTGGTTGAGACTCTGCAGCCTCTATTTTTTTACTTACATTAGCAACTTTTTTCTTTTCTGTTACTTTTTGCTCTACAGGATCTGGTGTTTTTGCGTCTACAGGGCTTGGCATAAGTAAATCTACTGCTTTTTGCAACGCTTCTGCACCCGTACGGCCTTGTATCATGTACGCATCGCGTAGATCTAGCACTTCTTGGGTCTTTACCTCATCATAAACAGCGCTAGTTTCGTCTAACATAGGGTAAATTTTTTGTATTTCTACTGCTTTTGCTTGTAATTCAGTAGCTTCGTTGCTTTGTTGGACAGTTTGGCCCATTCTAGACTGCATTTCGAACATCATTTGCTGTTTTTCTGCGTCTCTTATCTCTGCACGTAGCTTTGTGGCCTTATCTTGCTCTCCATTTAGCACTAATTCTTGGTATTCTTGCTCTTTTTCGTCAAAATTATACTCTGGAGCTTCTTTTATAGCTTCAAGTGGGGGGTTTTGGGCTTCGTCTAGCTGTTTTTGCAGCGCTTTTTGCTTTTGTAGCACTTCATCGAACCTAGATTTAGGTATCATTGGTTCTTTTTCTTTTTCTGGAGCTTCTCCGTCAGCACTTTCCGGTACTGTTCCCTCAGATTGTTGTGTATCTCCTGCATCATCTGCCAATACTTCTGTTTGTTCTCCAGTTTCTCCGTCTTCGCTCTCAACTTCTGCTGTTTCTGCTTCTGCTTCCTCTTCAGAGTCTTGCTCTGCCTCTTCAGTATCAGTCTTGAGTTCCTCTTCTGTAATTTCTTCAACTTCTCCCTCCTTGGGAAATTCTACTTCGTCGTCTTCTGACTTAGGTTCATCCTCAAAATTTAAATCTACTTTAAATTCTTTATTTGCATCTTCTTCGGACATTTGGTCCGCACCAGGTATACCGTCTAAAATTATTTCATTAGACTCTACGTCTGCGTTTTTTGCTTTTTTCTTTGCCATAATTATTTACCTCCTGTTGGTTTTACGGCTGCAGCGGCTAACTTAGCAGCAGCGGCTACATCGGCTTGAGCCTGTCTCATTTCGTTTGTCATACTTGATAAACGTTCACGTAAGCCAAGTTCCTCACGTTTCTGTTGTAGTTTACTCTGTAATTCAGCAACCTTCAACTGTGGTTCAGCTTCTGCTTGGCCAACTTTTGCAG